GTACATGGTGAAATCCTTTATATGAGTTCAGTAACAGAAACAGTAGAAGTAGCAATGCCAGCGTCTTTTATAAACGCAATCTTTTGCCCTGGGGTAACCCTAATAATATCAACGTGATTGTTAGGTATTATGGGTGATGTAGTTAAAGAGGCGGTAGGGTTTGCGCCAATTGCAAAATGAGCATGCCCCTGCGCACAGGCAATGCGGATCATTGTTGTGCTAGCCCCAAAAGCTGTCATTTGAACGCTGGTGGTCGTTACTGTTGCATTTTGGGTTGTGCCTATTGAAGCAACGCCCCAAGCAACGTTGTTAGGATCAAGTTGAAAAGTTGACATGTTATTCCTCGGTAATGGGTCCGCCGGATTTCCACGCGTCGCAAGTACGATCCGCCGCGCACGTAAACTGAAACAGGTCGCAGTAGCCTAGATCGGCGGCAGCGACAAACTCTTCGTCGTAAGACAGCTCGTCTTCATTCTCATCTTTTTCCAAGCCACCAACGATGCACTCCATCATGGCTGGCGTCTGGATAAACGCCGCGCAGTTGCCGCAGCGCATACTCTTTACTTCCGATGTCGGCGCGTTGTACATCTTGGCCTTTTTCAGCCAGAAATACTCGTTTGGTTCGTCTGGATTGGGTGGTCCATAGCCATACTCTTTGAAGGCGTGGTTACGGTTCTTCAAATTGACATGCACGTCTTGTGTCGCCACAGGACATTTTTTGCCACCTAGCAACCCAGTTTTCATTTAAGAAATACCCTGTCGGCCACAAACGTCAGCAGACCACCGAGCGTTGATGCGATAGTCATACCCATCCAAAACCCACCCTTGGACTTATTGGCCATTTCTAGTAGCTGCTTGACGTCGTCTCGCAGGCCATGAACTTCTGCCTGCAATGACTCGACTTGCGCCTCTAGTTTGCCGAATTCTCTTGGATCAATTTCCGACATTGTCTATTTTCCTTGGCCGCCCCATCCGTTTGGTCGGGGGTGTTAAGTTAATTACCACCGGCGTTTCTTCCTGCTGGCCTTCTGCCACATCGATACGCACGTAGCCTTGATGGCCTTTCATGCTGTCGATGTCGTGCTGATAGATAAACGTGACCGTCTGGCCACTGGTCAAGCATTTGAAAGTCGCCACAAAACCTCCGAACGGCAAATTGGGGGCTTGCGCCCCCAATTTTTACGCCAATGAACGTACTACGACCAAACGAAGTGTAGCGGAAGCCAAATTGACTTCAGCGCCGGTTTCGTTTTGGAAACGGATACTGACCACGTTAGCAGCACTGACGTAGGCGGTCACGATCAGACCTGCCACATCAACAGCCAACGAAGCCGACAGCACCATATCGCCCAAGGCTACGCCAGGGACAGCTACGGTATCGGTGTCGCCTGCGCCATCAGCCAAAGTATCGGCGTCTAGCGTTGCGCGAACCAGAAAAGTATTAGTGTAGAGGCCACGGAACTGGTCATTGCCAGCCCGAACCACGACGGAAGTTGCATTTGCCATGATGTTCTCCTAATTAGGTTAAAAACCCCCGGCCGAAGCCGGGGAGTTTAATTAGGCTGGAACAGCCAGTGCAAAGGCCGACGACGATGTCGCAGCGCCGACGGTTGCAGCAGTACGCATCGCCTTGACACCGTAAAGCATGTCGGAGGTGAACAGCGTGCCCAGGTATTCCTGCTTGTACTGGGTCTGCGAACGAACGCCCATCTGCTCAACCAGCACCATCGCTTCTTTGTGGCCCATCAAGCAGATACGGTCAGCGCCCGTGTTACCAGCGCCAGTATCGGCGTTGGAGGTCACGAACACAGGGATACCGTACAGGTTGCCGATCTCGCCGTTACGAATAGCATTGCCGTCGCCGACTAATGCCTGTTCGGTGTAGCGAGCCAGACCCATCAGGGTGTTACGGCTGGATGGTGGGATGATGAAGAAACGGCCGTCCATCGGGGTGTCGTTGTCGTCCAGACGCTGGATGGTGCGACGGATCGCAGCATCGGTCAGGGCAGCAGCGTTCGATGTCGAGCTGTTGTACGCAGTTGTGCCGTCCGAGCCGATGTAGGCTTTGGTGGACGAAGCAGAAGTTGCGTAGTCGTCGGTGCCAACGGTTGCGCCGTTGAATGCACGGCCGAGCTGCACCAGATCGGTATCTACTTGGCGAGCCAGCGCATAGCCGGCGTCGTTGGTGTAGAACTGACGCAGTGAGTTCAGAGCCTGGGCTTCGACGATGTCTTCGATCAGACGGCTGTACTCGTAGTGCTTGTTGATCAGAATCTGGACTTCAGACTCAGTTGCAGCGATCAGCGTGACGGCATTGGTTGCCACTTTGGCCGAGGCGCTACCACGGGTTGGGGCAGGAACGTGAACGGTGTCACCTTTCTTGCCTTTGAAGTTCATCTTCATAACGATGTTGGCCAGAACCAGGTTCTTTTTGTAGGCCGCAACAATTTCATCACTCCAAATCTCTGGAATGAACGTTGCTGCTGTCGTTGTTGTTACGCTATTTGCTGGGCTAAATGCGGTTGCCATGTCTAACTCCTAAAGTCAAAAGTAAATTTATTTGACCCGGCCCTCTGAATACGCCGCCATAATTTCGTCGGACAGCGCGTCATATCGAGCTGGATCGGTCATTTTCAGCCGAATAAGGTCAGCTCTGCGGTAGACACGTTTTGAACTCTCCCCGGTGCCACCTGTGTCCACTTGCGCTGCTTTTAGCGACTGCTGGCGAGCCTCCTTACCGGATTGCTCGACCTGCTTTTGCTTAATGCCACGCAACTGCTTGTAGGTGCTTAGCAATTCATTGGCCGCATCGAAGTCAAACTGCGCATCGGCTCTGGCGTAGAGTTCGAGTCGTACCTGAGACGATTTAATCCATGTCTCAAAGTCCTTGTCGGCCCCGATTTCCATGAAATCCGGGTGTTCTTGCGCCAGACGTTGCTGAGTTTGCATCCGTTTGAACTCGACACCCGCTTGGCGGGCAGCGATAACGTCCGGATGTGTCTCAACGGTCTTCTGAATCGCCTTTTTAGGGTCATCAAAAAAGTCTACTTCAGGCTCTACCTGCTCAACAGGTTGAGATTTTGACGAGAGATTCTGCTTGATCAGCTCATCGGCAAGTTTTCGCACTTCCCCGACTTCCTGCGCCTGGCGGCCAATGACCTTTTCGGCCTCTTGGTGCATCTTGACGACATCCTCGATCGACTTGCCGCGATAGCGGTCAGGCAATTCGGGTATCTCTGGCGCTGCGTACTCGGGTAGTTTTGCTTCCTCTGCCTCTAACTCACTAGGCATCTCTGGTTCTTTATCAATCAACATGTCGAAGTTCCTTTTCCTGCCATCTTTTGGTTCTCAGGATTAAACATGAACAGGGCATTTCTGCTTATCTGTTCGCCTTCTGCTCGGATTTTAGCTTGTCTCGGTGGTTTTTATCAAACTTTGCGTGAGCTGTAGGAAACGCTCCCGACCACCCTTCCAATTTAAACGCCGGTGCAGATATTGTGCGGCTGGCCGTCTTGCCGCAATTGCAACGAACTACTTTGTCTTCGTATTCGACAAATCGTTCGATGCGCTCTCCGCTTTCGCAGAGAAATTCAAATATCTTTCTCATTGAGTGCCTCGTATGCCTCTTCGCTGACCTGTTTTAAGGTTTTCAGCCAATTTAAGATAGATAACTCACCCTTCTTAAATTGTAAATCCTTTTCGTCCTGGATGGTGGCTACATTGTTCAAGGACGTTATCATTAAGTCAATATCTTCCAGCAGATCGCGCCAGCCCTGATGGGTCATCATGGCAAACCGATCTTCGTAATAGCGTTGCAATTCAGGCGTCATTGGTAGGCCAAGTCAGTTGTAAAGCAGCTAGTTCATCTACTGTAACGCAAGCAACTACCGCAGCCTCGTTTGCATTTGAGGCAGTACGAATAGCAGCCCTTGCTGCCAGCGTTTCAGAGTCTACTGTTGTGCTAGTTTCTGAAGCCCTGATAATCTTCCAATCTGTTGGAGTCAACAAAGAACCTGCAGTCTGTTTAATCTGTGCAATTAGATTTGCCTTGCACTGGTCTAGGTCTTTGGGATTGTCTGGCCCCCAGTAATAGCGATCGTCATAGGCAACAGGATCGGCTACCTCGGTAATTCCGATGGCCTCTTTCTCTTCCAGCGATGTCAGACGCAGCCAATTTGCCGGATACTGGATTTCATCGTGCGTAAATGGCGTATCGAGCGCCAGCGGTTTGTTGTTGAGCATGAACATGGGTTACCTCGCTAGTGCGTTCTTAAATGGGTTTTCAGCAAAGGCAGCGTACACATATGTTGATCCAGACCCGTTAAATTGTGAGTTGCTGGTTCTCAGTTTGAAGCCGTTTGACAAACAATCTAAAGTCGTAAATGTAGTTTCAGCATCGCTTGCATCTGGGCGCAAATACAAATCCATGACGTTGTATGTGTTTCGCACTGTGTCATAGACATACCACCCTGTGCCAGCCGCAGAAGAACATTTGATTAGCACAAACCTCGGCCTAAATCCTGTAAACACAAACGTGCCATCCGCGCTGCCGTTGCCGGTGTACGATCCAAACGCACTGTAACCTGCTACTGCGGCGAATAGGTAGGCGACGTAGGTATCTGTGTTGCCGTTGGTTGCGCCGCTTGTGCCCACAGAAAAAACGCTGCTCGTTGGTGATGTGCTGTTCCAAATAGTCGCGCCGGTTGCTTTTGCAGCAGTTGAGTTAAGTGCGATATATTCAGTCCCAGCAAACGCGCTGTGCCAAACAATCCAATCTGATGTCGTGTTTCTTCGCTTAACGATCATCATGCTCGGCGCAACACCAAGGTTATGCGCCACCGTCCGCGCAACACCCGTCCCCGTATACGTCACAATATCGAGGCCCTGCGTCGCGCCTTCTTTCCATTGCCAGCCGACGTAGGTGCGCCCACTGGTGTTGACTTCGCCGCCGCTTCCAGTGCCGTCAAGAACAATGCCAGTAGAAGAAAAACTGTTTTGACCATCAGCAGCAATTGACTCAGCAGCCGTGGAGTTTGAGAACAACCTGTTAGGTAATGAGCCAGTAAGCCGAAGCGTATCCATCAATACGTTTTCGCCAGCGCCATCTCTGCGTTTTAACCATGCAAAGTTAGGAGCAAAGTCAACGGTAATGGTTTGTGTTGCCCCCGTACCCGTATACGTCTTAGCATCAAAATACTGATTGCCCTTCAGGATAGTCGGCGTCGGCAGGTTCAGCGTGTTCAGTGCTTTGAAGCCTGTTGGTGGTGTGTAGGTGAAGGGGCGCTGGCCGAAGTTCCATTGCTGGCTTCCACTTGCGCCCATGTACCCCATAGGGGCAAAGGTGCGATTTGCCGTAAAAGATATAGACCCTTGCGATACGTTGTTCTTATAAAACGTGCAGGTTCCTGCATCAAAATCTATCGCTGCACCAATAACATCGCTGGTGGTGTAAGTAGCCCCATAAGAAGTCACGGCTGCGTCGACGACCTTGCTTCCGTCTTGGCGGTATTGAAGTCTGCTGCTTGTTCCTGTCAGCGCCATATCCGGACCGCCAAAACCAATGTCCATGCCTGCCCCACCCATTGAGGCAACAAGACATTCCAAATAGTATTTGCCGGTATTTACGGAAATGGTTCCGCGAAAGTAAGTGAAAGCAGTCGAATACGAAACTCTTAGGTTTGCTTCAGACGTTACACCGCCGCTAATATCTATTGGGCTGGCTACCGCATAATTCCCCCGCCCATTGCCGCCATCAGCCCACTGCGTCGGCACATCCAGCATAGAGTCGTAGGTCGTGCCAGCAGTCACGCTGATGTTGTTCGGTGTCCAGTTGTTGCCGTTGCCTGAGTAGTCCTTGCCGATGGTGGCAGCAGTGTTGTTGCTGTTGTCGGAGAAGTTCAGGTAGAAACCGTTCGTGCCGTAGGTGCCGATGTACTTCTTTGGTTGCCACACACCGGTGACAGGATTGGTTTCGCCGAATGACGAAGGGGTTAACGCTTGACCGTCGATGAAGTTGATTTCGGTTAGGTAGCCGTCAAAATAAGTAGTAAATGCGTCCCATCCTAAATAATGTGGAGATGCTTGATTTATACCAAGATCAGTATTTTGAGCAGGATTATTTGATGTATCAAAAGCAGTAACTTCTACGCCATTAACATATAAACGAAAACGATTTGCTGCAGTTGCTTGAGTTGTGTCAACTGCAACAGCAATGTGATACCAAGCTGAAGGATCACGATAAACAGCCGTT